GCATACCCCACTTGTAAAATACTACAAATCGGCTCGTACATATACGCATATGCATACCCATACCCCCGTTATGACCCCCCCACATATATATAATTACACTACATATATTTTTTGTACGATATGATTTTTGGCTTATTCTCGTTATAGTATGTTAAGTGTTTGTTAAGATTATGATTTTTATTTCCGATTTGTGTTGTTTTGTTCGTTAGTATATATGAGGGACTATTTTTTTGTTATTGTTTGTTGATTGCGCCGGGGAGGTGTTTATGTCTTACGCGAATATGGATGGTGTGCCTACGCAGACTGCGGGTACGAGTGAGTTGTTGGCTTCGGATTGGAATACCTATGTGCGCGATAATTTTGATGCGATTAAGTTTGGTCATATTGTTTGTACTGATTCTACTCGTCCTACGGGTATTGCTGAGGGTACGATGATTTATGAGACTAATACTAATAAGGTGTTGGTTTATTCTGGTAGTGCTTGGATTGAGATTAATGATTTGGATAATACCGGCGGTGTTAGTGATGGCGCATTAACTCTGGGTCCTGTTGGTAGTATTACGGCTTATGCGGGTGCTTCTGCTCCGTCTGGTTGGTTATTGTGTGATGGTTCGGCTGTTTCTCAGACTACGTATGCGGCTTTGTATGCTGTGCTTGGTAGTACATATGATGTGACTTCTCCCGGGGCTGGTAATTTCCGCGTTCCTGATTTGCGTGGGCGTAGTATTTTTGGTAAGGATGATATGGGTGGTAGTGCTCAGAATCGTATTACTTATGGTAATAGTAGTATTACTGGTACTACTCTTGGCGCTGCTGGTGGTGATGAAAGATTACATGGTCACGCGCATACTCAATGGACACTTTATACTACTGGTAGTAGTGGTAACGCTAGCGGTTTTACTAATGATGGTACTGTTCCGCGTTCGACACCAAACCAGTATGGTATTAATTATGGTGGAGGAGATACTGGGACTACGGGTAGTGGTTCAAGTCAAAATATGCCTCCTGCAATTATTTTGAATTATATTATTAAAACATAATATGTTTAATTCTAATGTTCAACCAAAAGTAAAAAAGATTGATGTTCCTAAAGAGCCTTGGTATTGTCATCATTGTGATTTGGAGAATCCTCATTATTATTCTAAGTGTCCTCAATGTGGGAGTCACAGAGAGCATTAGGAGGCTTTTGTGGGTAATTATTCGTATGCTTCGGAGAAATTGTCTGCTAAGGCATTAGAGTCTACTATTCTTGAGTTTCCTGAGAAGATGGGCTGGTTCTTGAGTAAGGGGTATGCGCCTCATTATTATCAGGTGTTGTTTCATACTGATAAGAATGCTAAGAATCTTACTCGTTTTCGTCATTTGGTGGCTGGTCGTCGTGGTGGTAAAACTCTCTCAGCGGCTTGGGAAGTGTTATTTTATTGTTTGCATCCTGAACAATTCCATTTGGATGCTCATAATAAGAAGAGTGATGCTTCTTTGTGGGTTTGGGCGCTCTCCGCATCGTATAAGGTGGGACGGCCCTCGTATTTGACGTTTCGTGAGGCGTGTATTAAGGCTGGCTTGACGATTGGTAAGGAAGTTAAAGAGAATAAGGGCGGTTTACGTTTCGAATTTGAGAATGGGAGCCTTGTAGAGTTTAAGTCTGCTGAGGATCCACAGTCTCTTCGCGGTGCTGGCTTGGATATTCTCTGGATGGATGAGGCCGCGTTTATTAAAACGGATGAGGCTTGGGGCGTTATTCGCCCATCCCTCTCTGATAAACAAGGCTTACTTATCACAACGACCACACCAAACCAGAAAAACTGGTTTTATGAAGAGTTTTTTAGTGATGATGCTCGCAAAGACACGAATAATAGTCGTGTAGAGTATCGTAGTATTGATAATCCTTACTTCCGCAAAGAAGAGTGGGAGTATGTGAAGTCTAGGTATCATCCGCTGCTATTCGCACAAGAGTATATGGCGAGTTTTGACAGTATGGCTGGCAAAGACCTAGCCGGAGACTGGCTTCACTATTATACAAGTGATGATCTCCTTGATGATGAGGGGAAACCGCGAAAACTGCGTAAATACATGGGAGTTGACCCGGCAATTAGCCTCTCTGCTAATGCGGATAGGTTTGTGATTACCATTATTGGGGTATCAGACTCTAACGAGGTGTTTCTACTAGAGCAGTATGCGGCGCGAATCCCATTTGCGGAGCAACTTCTTAAGATTGAAGAGTTTTATATTAAGTATAAGCCTGAGATTATTGGTATTGAGTCTAATGCTTATCAGGCGGCGCTAGTGCAGCAAACTGAAAGGTTGCAAACGATGCCGCCGGTTGTTCCTATGTTTGCGAAGGGTAAGAAGTGGGAGCGTATTCTTGCTATGAGTCCTTTGTTTAGGATTGGTAAGGTTAAGATTAAGAAGGATCATGCTGATTTTATTCAGGAGTGGGTTGATTATGATTCTAGTGTTCGTGCTCCTGCTGATGACTGTTTGGATTCTATGGAGATTACTCTTCGGACTGCGGGTGCGTTGTTGGGTGAGTTTTCTCCTGTGCAGGATGAGACTAGTGTTTTGCCGGATTGGGTTTTGGATGATCGTCCGGGTAATAAGAGAGAAGATCGTTTTGTTGACGAATTCATGGGGAGTATATGGTGATGTCTGGTTTTATTGAGCAGCGTGGTAATGCGGCTGATTCGCTTACGAATGAGCGTATTTTTCCGGGTGAGCGTGTTTTTGATACTGGTTTGCCTAATCGTAGGGCACCGTATTTGGGGCATTCTAGGACGAGGCTTTTGAAGGAGGCTACGATTGTTTGGTTGGCGGAACAAGCAGGATACGATGTTGTTAAGCGTGATGCTGGAGATTCTGGAAACGCAGAAGTCGTGGACGGAGAGGATGTTGGAGTTGGAAACGGAGAGGCTGAGGCTGGAAAGGCTAAGGCTGGAGGGAGCAAGCCCGTTAAGCGACGTTCCTCTGGGGCATCTAAGAGTAAGTGAGGAAGAGCAAGACGCTGATTGGGCTTTGAATCAGGGTATTATTTCTCCTTTTGAGTATAATGAGATTTTGTCTAAGTCTGGTTTGGCTCCTACGGATTTAGAGTTTAATTAAGGAGGCTCGTATTGGACGATACTAGCGCACAGTTTGTTGAGGATATTCCTGCTGGTTTTGCTTCGGCGGCTAGTCTCGTTAAGCGTGTCGAAGAGTTGGAGCGGCAGCGTGAACTTATGGAGCGTCAATGGAAGTTGAATTTGTCGTTTTATAAGGGTAAGCAGTATGTGTTTTATAATCGTAAGTCGCGTCGTATTGAGGCGTTGCCTGTTGAGGATGGGGATAAGCCGCGTTATCGTGTGCGTTTGGTGTCTAATCAGATTGCTCCGAATACGCAGTCGCTTCTTAGTCGGCTTGTGAAGTCTAAGCCACAGTTTTTTGCTACGCCGGGTCAGGCCTCGTATGAGGCTCAGAAGGCTACTGAGGTTGCTGAGAATCTTCTTGATTATTGGTGGGACGAGTTTAGTCTTACTGAGAAGCGTGAAGAGGCGATGATGTGGGCGATTATTTGTGGTAATGGTTTTTGGAAGATTACATGGGATGATAAGCAGGGTCCGGGTATGGATGTTTTGATGAGTCCTACTGGTGAGCCTATTGTTGATCCTATGGTGCGTCATTTTTTTGAGAAGAATCTTGAGGCTGCTGGTATTGATTCGGATGAGTTTGAGCAGCGTATTTATCAGGGTGAGATTCGTGTTGATGTTATGTCTCCGTTTGATGTGTTGTTGGATGATGCTGCTGGTGTGTTTGAGGATTGTCAGTATGCGTTTTGTAAGCATCCTATGGGTAGTGATGAGATTTTGTCGCGGTATGGTGTTCGTTTGAAGCCGAATGCGGTGAATAAGTATCCTGATGAGACTTTGCCGGGTGTGTTTGGGAATACTGATGCTAAGACGCAGGAGAATGTGCGTGTTGTGTATTATGGGTATTTTCTTCCTTCTCCGAAGAGGCCGCAAGGTAGGTTTGTTGTGTTTACTAAGGATCCTTCGGTTGTATTGTATGATGCGCCTTGGCCTTATCCTTTTGAGAAGTTGCCTCTTGTGAAGTTTCCGGGTTTGCGTGTTCCGGGCCAGTTGTGGGATTCTTCGGTTGTTGAGCAGGCGATTCCTTTGCAGAAGGAGTTGAATCGTACGTTGTCGCAGATGATTGAGTATAAGAATCTTACGTTGAAGCCGCAGATGTTGGCTCCGGTTGGTTCTTTGCGTCAGCGTATTACGGATGAGCCGGGTGCTATTTTTGAGTATAATCCGGTTGCTGGTAAGGTTCCTGAGGCGATTCCGATTCCGTCGTTGCCGCCGTATGTGTTTGAGCATTTGCAGGATCTTGGTGCTCGTTTGAAGGATGTTTTTGGTTTGAATGAGATTGTGGAGGGTAGTGTGCCGCCTAATGTTGAGGCTGGTGTTGCTATTGATTTGTTGCAGGAGGCTGCTACGGATCGTTTGGCTCCGCAGATTATGCTTATGGAGAAGGCGTTGGAGCGTTGTGGTAATCTTATGTTGCAGTTGGCGCAGGAGTATTATACTGAGCCTCGTACGATGATTATTACTGGTTCTGGTTCTAAGCCTAAGGTTGAGCGGTTTGATGATGCTGATCTTATTAAGGGTGTGAGTGTGAAGGTTGAGGCTGGTTCTGGTTTGCCTCGTACTCGTGCTGGTCGTCAGGCGCGTGTGTTGCAGTTGTTGCAGATGGGTATTTTGTCGCCTACGAAGGCGTATAAGTATCTTGATATGGCTGATTTTAAGGGTTTGCAGATGCAGTTTGAGGCGGATGAGGAGCAGGCTATGCGTGAGCATGATCGGCTTATGGATGGTGGTATTGTGAATGAGCAGGCTGCGAAACAGGCGCAGGAGCAGTTGATGATGAGTATGATGCAGTCTCCTGATCAGCCTATTGATCCGATGTTGTTGCAGCAGAGTGTTGAGGCTGGTTTGCAACCGTTGGCGTTTGAGAATAAGGCTGTGCATTTGGAGGTTCATTCTCAGTTTATGAAGAGTGCTGAGTTTGAGATGATGCCGGATATGGTTAAGGATCAGTTTTATAAGCATTATGAGTTTACTCGTGCTGCGTTGCAGGCTGAGAATTCTCCGCAGGGTGAGGCTCCGCGTGTTAGCCTTCAGTTGCGTGGTGCTGTTGGTCCTACGACTGGTTCTAAGATGCTTAATCAGGCTGGTTTGTCTGATGTTACTCCGCAGGAGTTGTTGGAGCCGCCGCTTGATACGGTGGTTATTGATAATAAGGATAAGGCTAATGCTGTTGAGGGTACTGCTGGTGCGATGGATGCGTATCAGATGCAGTTGTTACAGCAGTTGCAGTCGGATCAGGCTAAGGCGGATCAGCAGATGGCTCAAGAGTTGGCTATGAGGACGGTGAGTGGTGAGTAATCGTACTGAGTGGACTGATGAGGATAAGGCTGCTGCGTATGTGATTTGGATTAGTAATGATAAGAATATTCGTGCTACTGCGCGTCAATGTGGTATTGGGCATACGACGGTTGCGTATTGGGTGAAACAATGGGAGAAGGATGGTCCTCCTGAGCGGTTGGATGATAAGATTCGTGCTAATGCTTATGAGTTTGTTCATCATGCTTCTGCTGTTCGTCAGAAGGCTATGGATAAGTTAGAAGAGTTGATTCCTGAGGCTGAGATTAAGCAGTTGGGTACTCTTGCTACTGTTGTTGGTATTATGGATGATAAGATTCGTTTGGCGCAGGGTTTGGCGACTAAACGGACTGAGACTGTTCACACTCTTCCTACGAGGGAAGAGATGAAGGAGTTGATGAGTGGTTTTGCGGATAATCTTGTTGGTGCGGCTGAGGATCGTGCCAGAGAGGTTGTTGAGATTTCTGCTGAGAGTGTTGTTGTGAATAATTAGCGACCAACCCAATAATGGGAGTCGTTTGAATTATAGGAGGATACCATGAATGATGGTATTGATTTGGATGGCGCTTTAGAGGCGTTGTCGGCTGAGTTGCCTGACGAGTTGCCGGGTAGCGAGGCGGATGCTAGTGTTGAGACTGTGGTTGAGGATAATCAGTCTGAGACTGAATCCTTTACTGGTTTTGATCCTAGTGTTCTTCCTGAGGATATGCAAGCGGTATATAAGTCTATGCAGGCTGATTATACTCGTAAGACTCAGGAGATTGCAGAGTTGCGTCGTGGTTTTGGGGCGCTCTCTGAGCAGGGAGTGGATCCTGATGTTGCGCTACAAGCAGTCGGATTCGTGCAGGCGTTGAATGAGGACCCGGATTTTGCTATGCAAATTGCGGCGCAGATTCAGCAGAATGCAGGAACACCCGATGTTAGCCAGCCTACGGTGGAGACTATTCCTGAGAATAATGATAATAGTTACGAAGGGCTTCCTCCGCAACTTGCGGCTGAGTTAGAGGAGATGCGAGCATTCCGTGAGAGTATGCTTGAGTTTCAGGCTCAGCAAGAATCGTTAGAAGAGTTGGAGGCGATGGAGAATACTATTAAGACTTCTAATCCTCATTATAATGATGATGATATGGAGACTATTTATTCTTTGGCGTATGCTCATGATGGGGATCTTATGGCTGCTGCTGAACAGTATCATGCGATGCAGCAACGTATGCTTGGCTCGTATTTGCAGTCTAAGCAGGTTCCTCATGGGGCTACTCCGGCTCCTGCTATGCCGTCTAGTGTTCCTAGTCCGGGCTTTAAGAGTTTGGATGAGGCGCATAAGGCTGCTTTGGAGGCTGTTCGTAACATTTCCTAATAAGGAGGTGTGTGTAGGATGGCTGGTGCTAATCTTACTACGCTTAGTGATATTCTCAAGGAGTATTACCTTGGGCCGGTTGCTGAGCAATTGAATAATGAGGTTCTTCTACTGTCGCGCCTTGAGCCGAAGTCGGAGGATCTGGTTGGTAAGCGCGCTTATGTGCCGCTTCATGTTTCGCGTTCTGGTGGTATCGGCGCTCGCGCTGAGGATGCCGCGCTGCCGGACGCTGGTAATCAGGATTACGATAAGGCCGTTTATGACCTTAAGTACCTGTACGGTCGTGTTCGCGTGACTGGTCCTTCGATGGCTAAGACGAAGAATGAGGCTGGTGCGTTCCTTCAGGCTCTTAAGTCTGAGTTGGATGGTATTCGTAATGATCTTAAGAAGGATCTTGCTCGTCAGGTGTATGGTAAGGGTGATGGTATTATCGCTGAGTGTGGTACTACTTCTTCGTCTACGACCGTGCAGTTGAATACTGATGGTGGCAAGGAGGCGATCCGCAAGGGTCAGTTGTATGTTGGTATGGTCATTGACATTGGTACGAATGCGGATGTTAATGGTAAGGCCGCTGGTGTTTCGATCACGGCTGTTGATTATGATAATGCTCGCATTACGATCAGCGGTTCGGCTATTTCCACGACTTCTTCGGATGCGGTTCGTCGCGCTGGTGTTGGTGTGGATAATGGTACGAGTGGTACGGGTTCGTGGTCGGCTGAGGTTGATGGTCTTAAGCGCCTCGTGTCGGTCGGTCAGGAGTATGTTGGTGAGATCAATCCTGCTACGAATACGTGGTGGGATAACAAGCGTATTAATGTGAATGGTGCGCTTGCGGCTGGTCTTGAGGACTTGCAGAAGGGCATGAACCTTATTCGCCTTGAGGGTGGTACGCCTACCGTCATGGTCACGTCGCTTGGTGTGCAGCGTGAGGTTTACATGCAGTTGGAGGATTCGGTTCGTTACACGAACCCGGATACGCTGACGTATGCTGCTGGTTTCAAGGTGCTTGAGTACGGTGGGATGCCGATCATCGCGGATATTGATGCTCCGTATGGTCGTATCTACATGCTGGACGAGAATTCTGTTAAGGTGTTCTCGGATCAGGATTGGCATTTCCTTGATGCTGATGGTCAGACGCTTCGGCAGGTGTCGGGTTACGATGCTTTTGAGGCTGTCATGACTCGTTACATGAATCTTGGTTTGACGAAGCGCAATAATCATTGTGTCCTGTATGGGATCACGGTGGATAGCGCGACTGATACTGGTATCTAATTGGTTTAGGGAGGGGCTTCGGCCCCTCCCTATTCTAACATGAAGGGGGCTATAGTGGCTGGTATGAGTAAGTATGATCGGCTCGTGAAGAGCCTCGCGGCTAAGGATAAGGGTAAAGGGAAGCCTCGTGATGTGAAGGCGCTTGCTGCTTGGATTGGTCGTAAGAAGTATGGTAAGGCTGAGTTTCAGCGTCGTGCTGTTGCTGGTCGGAAGAAGGCGATGTAATGCCTAAGAAGGTTGAAGAGATTGTTGCTGCGCTTGAGCGGGATAATCCGTCGTGGCCTAAGGGTAAGGTTTGGGCTATTGCGAATGCAACGTATAATAAGATGAGGCGTGGTAAGTGATGAGTGGTTTTGCTCATTGGAAGTATCGTTTGCGTCGTTATTATTTTCGTCGTTGGGGGTGATGTATGGCTAGTTCTCCGGCTTGGCAGCGTAAGGCTGGTAAGAATCCTAAGGGTGGTTTGAATGCTGCTGGTAGGGCTTCGTATAATAGGGCTAATCCGGGGAAGCCGGGTTTGAAGCCTCCTGTTAAGATGGCGCAGGCTAAGAAGTCTCCTAAGGCTGCTGCACGGCGTAGGTCGTTTTGTGCGCGGATGCAGGGGATGAAGAAGCGTTTGACTAGTGCTAAGACTGCTAATGATCCTAATAGTCGTATTAATAAGAGTTTGAGAGCGTGGGATTGTTGATGAGTAATATTTATATTCCGGGTAAGGGTGAGATGTCTTGGGATGAGATTCGGGTTGATCGTGCTGTGAAGAATTATGATGAGCGTTTGTTTTTTGCTAAGAATGCTGATACGCGCGATTGGTGTGTTTTTATTCGGATGCCGCATGGTGAGCCTGCGTATCCTGTTCTTGGTTTTGGTCAAGTTATTCCTAGTGTTGATGTTGTTCTTGATAAGTTGTATCGTGGTGATATGACTCGTCATGGTTGGAAGTTGTATGATGAGATTGTTAAGTCTCAGGAGGATTATAAGCGTCGTTTTCGTGAGAAGGCGGATGAGGCTACTGAGGAGTCTGCGGAGGTTGTGGAGCATTTTCTTCGGAAGCATGGTAAGTCTCCTGTGATTAAAGGGTTTATTTCGCATGATGTTCCGAAGGGGGGTGAGGCGAGTGACGCTTGATGAGATGTTTGATGAGATGGAGTTGTATGGTTTTGAGGATTTTGAGGATGCTCAGAAGTTGACGCTTCTTAATGAGGCGTATTTTGATATTGTTACTCGTGAGCCTTGGCCTTTTTTGGAGAAGATGGTTTCGTTTATTGTGCCTAGTGGCACTAGTCAGATTACGAGTGGTTCTTCGTTTAAGGTGCGTACTAGTAATAATACTCTTGATAATTCGTTGTCGAATCCGGTGCTTATTCCGTATACGTCGTATAGTGTGAATAGTGTTTTGTCGTTTGTTGATACGACGAATGATATTGTTATGACTCCTGAGCGTGGGGATGTTATTGAGAAGAATTATCGTCTTGTGAATGATACGAGTACGCCTACCCGGTATTATTTTGTTGGTGATGATATGTTTGTGTATCCTGCTACTGGTGGTGATACGACGTATCGTTTATATTTTCTTCAGTTGCCTGTTGCTGCTTCGGATACGGGTAGTGCGTCGGATTCTGATACGTTTCTTATTCCGGCTAGGCATCATAGTGTGATTGTGTATGGTGCGCTTGTGAAGGCGTTTCTTGTTAATGATGATCCGCAGGCTGCGGTGTTTCAGAATTTGTTTGAGTCGCGTTATCAGCAGATGAGGAATGATGTTTGGATGAATCAGTATGATCGTACGGATACGATTCATACGCTTTCGGATTCGTATGATTGGGCTTATTAATCAGAGGGGGTGAGTGGCCTTGTCGTTGACGTTTGTTAATCAGATTGGTGCGGCTGATGGTATGAATCAGGCTGCTCCCGGCTCGTTTATTCCTGAGTCGTTTGTGCGTTGGGCGCAGGATGTGTTATTTGATCGTGTTGGTTATTTGCGTAGGCGAGCGCCTTTTAATTTTTTCCCTTTGTATAATAATGCTACTATTCCTTCGTTGTCGTATCCTAGTACGAAGGATGAGCGCGTTGTTAGTGTTGTTTCTACGCTTAGTCCTGATGGTGAGCGTATTACTGGGCTTGTTTTGTCTACGTCTAGTGCTACTCGGTTTTTGTTATATGATGAGAATTTCCGTAATACTGGGTCTGGTACTCTTACGGCTATTCCTGTTGATACTGTTTTTGATTGTAAGCAGGCTAGTAATGGTGGTATGTGGTTATCGTTTTTGGAATCGTATAAGCCTGCTGCTAGTGCTAATGAGTATTATCAGTATTATTGGTATGGGGGTCATGGTACTGAGCAGACGGTGACGGGTGTTGATTTTGATTATACTGGTACTACGTCTAATGCTACATATTTGAATACTATTCAGGGTACGTTTGATACTACTACAATTACTAGTGGTATGTTTGTGTATGTGAGTTATGGTTCTCCTGCTACGGATCGTTATATTGGTATGGTTAAGAGTGTTACTGGTAGTGTTTTAACTCTTGATAAGGATATTCTTCGTTTTGAGAATAATGCTAATATCTATAGTACGACTGCTTTGCATGATAATTTGACTATTAAATTTCGTAATGTACGTCCGTATATTCATACGCATGGTCGTGGTCTTATTACGTATGATGGTAATGGTGGTGATATTACTTCTGGTGCTATTGGTACTGATGGTGAGGGACATTTTAAGTCTGCTGATCTTGGTGGTGATATTCGTGGCGTGAATTGGGCTGTATATAGGGCTACTGATGGTGAGTGGCTTGGGGATATTGATACTGCTACAAATAATACTACGCTTGATGTTAATAATACATATCATAGCAAGCAATCTAATACTGCTATGACTGCTGATGAATATATTGCTTGGCCTTATGTTAGTGTTCCTTCTGCTACGATTAGTAATGCTGATTCTGATAAATTTGCTGGTATTTTTAATGCTACATATGCTGGTTATCAATGGTTTGGTAATGGTGGTAATACGAATGATCAGAATCGTGTTGTGTTTAGTGCGTATCATAATGCTGAGAGTGTTGATTTGTCGTTTGATTCTGCGGATTCTATTATTATTCCGGGTGCTGCTGAGATGCGTGGTATTGCTGGCAGTACGGCGGGGCTTCTTGTATTTATGTCCGATAAGACGTATATTATTCGTGGTAATTATCGTGCTAACTTCTCGTTGGAAGAGTTGTATCCTGAGGGTTGTTTATCTTCGATGAGTATTGTTGAGTACGGTGGTGGCGTATTCTGGGCTAGTCGTGTGGGTATTCTTTTTTATGATGGGGCTAGTGTTCGTAATCTTACCGAGTCTAATCTTGGTGTGTTTTATACTGATAGTGTGCGTACGTTTGATGTAAATGCGGATCGTATTTACTCGTTTTTGCATAAGGATTATTTATTTGTACATTTTAATGCGTTTGCGAGTGCGTTTAATCCTGTGCGTTATGAGCCTGTGTATGCTGAGAATATTGATAATACGCCTGCTATTGCTGATTTTGAGGCGGATGATTGGGATCCTGATTTTACTACGGATGATTTTCTTGTAGAGAATAATATTCCTGTGTATTGGGATTATGTTTCGTTGTATGATTCTACTGGTGCTACGTCTACGCGACTTATTCCTGTTTGGGCGGATGGTAAGTCGTATGTTGATGTTGGTACTACTAGTGGTAGTGCTAATATTACTAGTGTTTCTTTAGAGACTTTTACTGGTGCTGCTAGTACAACTACGGAAAAGATTACGCTTGCTTCTCATGGTTTGTCAAATGGTACTCTTGTTCGTTTTACGAGTCTTGGTACTATTACTGGTCTTACGGCTAATACTACTAATTATTATGTTGTTAATGCAACAACTAATGATTTTCAAGTTTCTACTAGTGTTGGTGGTTCGGCTGTTAATCTTGGTGGCACAAACGGTAGTGTAACTGGTGTGGTTCTTCCGGGTACTGATATTATTGGTCCGGGTATTCCTAGTGGTACAACGATTAGTAGTGTTACTTCTACTACTGCGATTACTATGAGTGCTAATGCTACAGCGACGGATACGATTACGGCTAGTATTGTTACGACGCCTATTACTTATCGTTGGGGCGATCCGGGTACACAGTTTGTTTGGGGGCCTATTCGTAAAACTTCGGGTATTACGTTTGCTATTTATCTTCCTACGAATGCTATTACTACTATTAGTAATTTTGATTTTCGGGGTGCTACAAAGATTGATGCTATTAGTGGTATTAAGGCTTTGACGGGGAGTAATATTGTTGATCCTGAGTTTACTGTAGTTCGTAAGAGTTTAACTTCTAATGTTGCTACGCTTACGCTTGATGCGGCTGGTGTTCCTAATGGTAATACGATTACTGTTAGTGGTATTGATTCTACGTTTGATGGTACGTATACGGTGAGTGCTGTTAGTGGTACTACGGTTTCGTATGCTAAAACGGCTGGTAATGTTACAGAGGTTGCTGCTACGGGTACGGTTAGTGTTGATGGTGTGTTTCCGCGTGCTATTGATGTGGATTCTATTCTTGAAACTACTAATGATCGTAATACTAGTATTGATGCTGGGCTTATTGAGAATAATGGTAAGTCTGAGGATACGTATATTAAGGGTCCAGATTTTTATTTGCAGACGAAGCATTTTACTGTTGGTGATCCTGTGCTTCGTAAGTGGTTCCGTCAGGTTATGCTTAATCTTTATCTTCTTGATGGTGGTTTGCGTATGGATATTGTTGATATGGAGGATAAGGATCGTATTGATGTGACGAAGAAGCAGCATAAGAATTGGGAGTTGTTTGGTGAGGCTGGTTATTCTTGGGATGAGTTTGAGCAGATTGTGCTTCCTAAGTTGTTGTCTCCTGATCGTTCTACTTGGGAGAATGTTGAGGCTCTTGATGAGACTTGGTATGAGGTTAGTGATGCTGAGTTTACTCGTCGTCGTAAGAAGATTAGTTGGCGTTATCCTAGTGTTGGTTTTAGGTTGTATCAGATGAATGAGTATCGTCCTGCTAATTATCAGGATGCTCAGCGTCCGCATACGATTATGCTTGATGCTTGGAATATTGGGTTTAAGCCTATGCGAGCGAGTAGGGTATAGTTATGCGAGAGTTTGATTTAACTACTGCTGCTGGTCAGCAAGCGTTTCAAAGGTATGTTGTTGAGTTGGTTCGTAATGAGATTAATTCTTATGCAAAGCAGGTGTTGTTTGATCGTACGTCTACTACTTATGTTGATCCTACTAGTATTACTGGTTTAACAGATCAACAGCGTATTGAGCGTTTAGAACAGGCTATTTTTAGGGGGTGATTTATGTCGGTTAGTTATACTACAAATTATGGTTTTCCTTATCCTAATGGGGATGATAGTCTGTCTCTTGTTGCTGAGCGTATTCAGCAGTTGGCTGAATATATTGATTCTACGTATAGTTTGATGGATGTGAATCTTCTTGATTTTAGTTTGCCTGAGGGTCCTCAGGGCGCTCAGGGCAGTCAGGGTGCTCAAGGTTCTACGGGTGCTCAGGGTAGTCAAGGAGCGCAGGGAGCACAGGGCGCTACGGGTAGTCAGGGCGCTACTGGGCCACAGGGTTCGCAAGGTAGTCAGGGTCCTCAGGGTACACAGGGGCCACAGGGTACGCAAGGTCCACAGGGTAGTCAGGGTTCTACTGGTCCTCAGGGATCTACTGGGGCGCAGGGTGCTACTGGTTCTCAGGGGGCTACTGGTGCTCAAGGCGCTACTGGATCTCAGGGTGCTACAGGTGCTCAGGGGCCGCAGGGAGATGTTGGCGCTCAAGGTCCTCAGGGTAATACTGGTGCTCAGGGTAGTCAAGGTAGTCAAGGGCCTCAGGGTGCGACTGGATCTCAAGGTCCTCAGGGCGATATTGGTCCTCAGGGTGCACAAGGAGCGACTGGTGCTCAGGGACCACAGGGCACTCAAGGCCCTCAAGGAGATATTGGTCCTCAAGGGGCAACTGGTCCACAAGGTAGTCAAGGCGCTCAGGGGGTTACAGGATCACAAGGGCCTCAAGGGGACGTTGGTCCTCAGGGCGCTCAAGGCGCTACTGGTAGTCAAGGTTCTCAAGGACCTCAAGGGGCACAAGGCGCACAAGGCGCACAAGGCGACACTACCCCAACAGGCAGCGTTATACCATATGCAGGACCAACTGCTCCTACGGGTTGGCTTTTATGTGATGGTAGTGCTATTTCTAAAAGCACTTATGCGGCTTTGTATGCTGTTATTGGTGATACTTATAATGTTACTGCTCCGGGAACGGGTAATTTTCGTGTTCCTGATCTTACTGGTCGCGCTGTATTTGGTAAAGAATCTGTTGCAACGCGAATTACAAATGCTGTTTCTGGTATTACTGGTTCTACTCTTGGTTCTTATGGTGGCAATCAGAATATGCACCAGCATACTCATACTCAAGATGCTCATACGCATACAACTAGTGGAGATGGTACTCATAATCATGATGTTGCTGCAAGAGATTATGCTTGGGAGGGTGTTTCTGGTAGGGATTATGTAGCCGCAGGACGATCTAACTCTGGTCTTAGTCCTACATCTGGCGGGTTAGGGTATGTAACAGGGGGACATAATCATACTCTTAGTTCTACAACGGCTACTAATCAGAATACGGGATCAGGCGCATCCCAAAATATGCCGCCAGCAATTATTCTTAATTATATCATTAAAACCTAAGGAGGTGAGTCATGGCAACGAGTAATTTTGGGCTTTTGCAGTTAAGTGGTTCAGATACTGCTGGTTATAATAGTATTAATTCTTTGATTACGGATATTGATAATAAGTTGTATGCTCGGGTTGCTGTTCCCGGTATGGTTATGCTGTGGCGGACTGCTGCTGGTAGTGTGCCTACTGGGTGGACTGATGTTACCTCTACGCTTACTGCGGCTGGTGCGGCTAGTGTCACTGGGTATAAGTATATTGAGAAGGCGAGTACCTGATGGCTATTGATTTGACTTCTAGTGCGGCTAGTGCTGCTGTTGCTTATCAGGATGCTTTGAATCAGGCGCGTAATACTCAGAATATGTTGTTGAGGCAGTATGGTTTTACTGCTCCTACTGTTGGTGGTGAGTATAGTGTTGAGGCTGCTCAACAAGCATTTGATCCTAATGTGTTGTTTGATAAGGCTACGGGTGGTATTGATCAGGCTAAGTTGCAGTCATTGGCTGGTTCTTTGAGGGCTGGTTCGACTGGTTTGTTGGCTGATATTGCTCGTAGTGGTGCTTCTAGTGAGGCTGAGGCTGTGTTGGGTGCTCGTGCTGCTGGTTTGGGTGGTGGTGGTTTGGCTGCTCAGCGTAGGGCGCTTGTTGAGGCGCAGACTAGTGGGCAGTTGGGTCAGGCTCGTAGTGAGTTCTTGTCTGGTTTGGCTGGTGCTTTGCAGCCTATTGGTGGTGCGTATCAGCAGTTGCAGATTGCTCAGGCGCAGGCTAAGGCTCAGGAAGAGGCGGCTAAGGCTGCTGCGGCTACTATTCCTCAGACTCCTGAGGAACAGGCTATGGCTGCTGAGGCTGGTGATATGACACAAGAAGTATCTGGTGTTCCTAGTGTTATGCCTACTAAACCTAATACTCGTGGTGGTATTCTTCCTAGTGGTAGTCGTGGTAATTATAAGGTTAAGACGCAACCTAAGGGTAATGTTCCTAAGAGTCCTAAGCCGGGTCAGACGTTCCAAGGTAAGGGCGGAGTTACGAGTGTTTTTCGTCCTCAGGGTCCAGCCGGTGCTGGTTGGTATAAGAAGAAGAAATAGGGGGTTTAATTATGGCTAAGGGTAATAAGAATAAGCCTCCTAAGAGGGGCGATATGGGTTGGCTTGAGCGTTATACGATGCCTACTCAAGGAGAGTTTCAACGGTATTTGCGTGGTCAGCAGGGACAGTTTCAGCCTGTTATTAGTACGCTTCGTAATCAGTTGGCTATGATGCGTAATGTTAA